GCCCATAAGAGCAGGCGCTAGAGCCCCGCCCGTTGCCACAATTCCAGCGCCCAAGGCAAGCGCCTTAAGTGGATCTTCTTCGATAAAGCTAAGTAAGCCACCCATTATTTACCCCCGCCGCTTTGTGTTGTTGTTGAAGAGCCGGTAGAGCCGGAAGATCCAAGCAAGCCAGAATAAGCGCCCATTTGTTTGTAGGGTAAATTCTGTTGCTCTTGGAATTGCTGATAGTTGAAATCAAGCCCTTGTTGCGCCTGATCTTGCTGAGTTTGACCGGCTCGCATAAGCTGAGCCGCATCTTGATAGCCTTGATTTCCGTATGACTGAGCCATGCCAAGCGCCTGCATTTGGTTAGCCCTGTCGGTATTGTAGGCATTGCCATACATTGACGTGGCGACATCGCCCATTTGCTTTGCGCCTTGCTCAGCAACACCAGAATTACCAAAAGACCCGGAGCGCTTTTCCAGAGCGTTCATGTTCGCCATAACGCCGGTTTGCGCCTTCTGCACCATTGAATCAAGGTATGGGTTAGATTGCCCACCTTTTAACGTACTGATCAGCGTTTCATTAGCTTGATCCATTACCGGGCTACCTCTGATAGCCCTGTCCTGAATCATGCCAATGCCGGCGTTTTGCGAGTCATTTAAGCCGGCGAATCTTTGCTGTGTGTATGGCGTAAATCCAGCGGATTGAATGCCGCTCGCCGCTTGTGTTGCATAGTCGATTAACGGGCTAAAACGCTCGTCAATTGAGTTTGTTGTGGTTGATGTACCGCCACCGCCGCCGCCGCTCATGCTGAAACCTCCATAATCTGATAAACAGGCTGAAAACCAGCCTTGATTCGATATAAACGCGCCTGCGCTTCTTTTGCTGCGCATCGCACTTTGGAGCATCCCAAGTCTCTTGCGAGGTGTTTGATTGCTTCAAAAAACTTCTCAAAGCCGCTGTTGTGAGCGACAAGATCAGTAATGAATAAGACGCGCATGTTAGGAAGCTGATCTACTCGAACAACACCCCAACCAACCGTCTTAGCCTCTATTTTCATTTCTAGTAAAGTGCGTTCGCCGCGAGACAGGATCATCTTCAATTGATCGCCTGTGATTTCTCCGCCCGATGTGTCGCACGCCTCATGTAAACACGATGCGCCGCGCAACCATGCCGCGTCAATATGAGTTGATGGGATAGGGGTAAGCGTCATTTATTTCAATTACCCGTTAAATATCGTTGTTGCACCCACGTTCCCGGCGTACCGCTTGCTATGCATTGCCAGCCTCGAATGACATACTTGCTACCGATTGCGCCTAACTCGCTTGGGTTGGAGTTTTTGATTTCATCGCCTTTGGCATAAGCCCCGCTAGTTGGAGGGGCTTGCAAGGCGTTGTAATTCGCTGCCAGAGTTCCCTCTGATAGCTGGTTGATTTGCCCAATGACTTCCTTTAAGAGGCGGTCAAAATCAGGGTCTAGCCTTTTAAGCGGTGTAAGACCAATCTTCATTCATCACCTTCTGCGGTTAGCGATGCTGTAAGCCCTGATAGCCTGTGATCGCCTGTAAATGAGATAGACCCACGATGCCACCGTCCTGACTGGACGACATCAAACTTACCGTCATTCATCACAGCGGAACAGCAAAGCGTAGGGGTTGCTCCTTCTTCTGCTTTTGAGAATGTTTCAATCCGCGCTTCTGTTGGCTTGTAGCCTGGATAGAACCTTGCACGGACTTTCGTCAAAAGCGTGTAGGCGTTATCGTCTCCAATATCCCCAGTAACAAGCGATGAAGATATGGAGGGCGCTGTCAAGGATTGAAGCTGATTGCTTGAATTGAATACAGCAAAAGATTTTCCACCAGACAGCCAAAATTGAGAATCAAAAGAATAGCTAGATAGCCCGTCAATCGTTGGACTAAATGAGCCTAGCTGATCAATTGATACGCCCGCCGATACGTAATTTAATGCGGCCTGCGGTGCAATATCAACCTTGCCCCATTTTTTGGACGGCAAATGATAGACAAGCGCCTTGTTATTTTCTGCTGAATCAATGGACGGATAAAGTATCCAAACGCAGCGGTTTTGCCTGTCGTAGACGCATTCAGTTTTATATCTGAATTGCGGGCTAGAAACATCATAGAACCACTGTCTAACTTCACCGTAGCCAATTTCAACAGGCCTTGTTCCGTCGAAAATATAGAATGAGTCAGAGCCAACAATGAAGTGCCCTAACGCGCCAATATCGCACCACGCCTTAAGGCCAATACATCCAGCATCGCCGCCCGGTACTTGAATCCAATCCCACACTGTAGGAGCGCCAACAAACCGCCCTAGATGGATAGCTTTTTCTTTGTATGCAACAGCATATTCACCTAGACCGCCACCGGCGGTAATTTTCCCCGGAGAGGACACAAGCTGTCCGCTTGCGCAAAGTGTTGTTATTGACGTTACCCAATCGCTAGCGTCATAAGTTGCGCAACAGTGCCAGCCGTTAGGCTTTACTGTGCCATCATCAACATTCAGCGCCATAAGCTGATTGCCAACTGTGAAAACGATTTTCGCTTTCGGTGCGCTTGCAATATCAGAAAATGCAGCGCCGCTTGACCTTTGTATTTTATTAACGCCGTTCGTCGCTATCGCATCATTGCCGAATTGTGCAAATATCCATTTGGAATCACCCGCACCTAAATAGCTTCCCGTCGAAACATCAGTCCATGCGCCGCTTTGAAGATCGTATAGTTTTGTGAACGTGCCAGCGATAATGCGCCGCAAGTCATCAAGTCTTGTCAGTACAGCCGCGCCCTTGCAGGATGATGCAAGAGCGGGAACGCCGGAAGGAGTTGCCGCGCTTGGTGCGCCCATCATCCCCTGATCAAAAGGGATTAGATTGGAGCATTCTGTGATGACTCCGGGTAGTGTCGGGTCTGCATCAGGGAGAAAGCCTAGGAGCTTATCCATTGCTTAGCCTTATCTGTAGGCCACCTTTGCTGGGCTGTCCACGCTTTTTAATGAATCGTTGTACAGAATCGAGAGCGGATAGTGTTGCCGCCGTCATGGATTCAATCAGCAACTGATTTCTAACATGCCGCGCAGCTTCTAGTGTTGATGCGAACAAATAAAGGTCTTGCGCAATTTCTAAAAGCCAGTTTGTAGGCTGGCTATCGCTTAGAGATGGAAGAGACTTTTTGTAAACAAGACTGTAAGCCTGTGATGCGTCAGCGCCGTAAATTCTCAGATTGCCGCCCTCGATGGTGTAGAAGCGCGGCACTGAATCATGATCCGCTGAACCATCAGAGATATGCATGAAATTAAGCGCAATGCTGCGCCCGCCGTGGCTAATTTTCAGCTCGGAAACATCGCCAAAATCCGAAGGCAATACAACCACGCCGCCCGCTGTAGTTGACCCTGAAACTTCGGCCTCAGCTAGCAGACTTGATGACAACTCACGGCGCAGATACGCCTCTGCTCTATCAATGAAGCCAGGAATTTTTGCGTCTAAATCTGTACGATGAAGCTCAGACTTAACCGCTGCTTTTAGCTCTGTGTAATTCATGCTAAAACCCTGCCTCTTTGTTGATTAAAGTAAGCCGGATATGTGATGTATGCCGGGTTTTCAGAAAGCCATTGAATTGTTGCTTTTTGGCGCTCGCCTTCATTCTGCGAATTGAGGTACAAGTAGTTGATAACAGCGTCAGGCACTACGCCCACAACTTTGCCATCACCCCATCGCATACCCTCTTGAGCTTCGCGCAGCGCCTTAGCTCTTTTAAGGTACGGCTCAGCATCAAAAGTGATCCTTGAAATGGCCGCGCCATCTTCAATAAACACCTTCTTCTGTGTTCCTATTTTGCTTACGCCGTAATCGAACATTTCCATGTTTGAGCCACTTTAAAAATTGGGAGGGGCATTTCACCCCATCGCCTCAGAAGAGGTATTTATCACGCATTAAGGCGTGAGATCGGCAATCTTTGCCTGCGTCTTTGAAGAACGAACGCAAAGCGTTACGTCATAGAGCGTGTGCTCCTTCTCAGAGTCGCCAGTTTTTGCAAGCGCCTCAGTTTTGAAGCCGCGCAAATCTGCAAGCTCGATGTAGTCAGGATTGAGCAAATACACATTGGTAGAACCCACCATCATGTAATGCGGCAATACGTCGATAGCACCGAAATCAGACACAAACACGTCAGCACCAGCAACTACAGTGCCTTGATCTTTGTTGCGAACTTCAAAACGATTCTGAGCGATGCCAGAAAAGCCCGAGAAGGTCGTTTTGTGAGAAGGCGACATGACGGCCACTTTTGCGAATTTGCCGCTGTTGACGAAAAGCGACTGGCAAGCACTGTTAAAGAGAGCTTGCGTAAATGCGCGGTTCGTGCCTGCGGTGATCGCGGTAGTGGGAGCGCCGGAAGTCCATGCAGCGGTAGCGCCTGTGCCGTTGTGTAGCGCATTCTGATAAAGCTGCACAGCCAAACCGCCAGCCTTGCCAGCCACCGAAGTGGTCGCAGCAACAGCGGGGTTCGTGGAGACAATCATAGCTTCCACGTCACGCTTCAAAGCAACCATGTTCATACCGCGAAGGTATTTCATTTCGCTTTCACGGCCTGCCTTCATGACAACTTCTGCACGGCCAGAAACGCCGTAGACCTTTTTGAAAGTCTGGCAGTGGTTGCCTACGCGCTCTGTAGGCGTCTGTGCGGCCATAGAGCTATCGTCACCGTCAATGGCCGCGTTATTCGCGTCAGGTGCGGCGTATGCGTCTCGCTGCCACTCGTGGAAGTCGGTACGCGCTTTGGTTTTGCCGAACGCAGACGATAAAGGTGTTTCGTCTTTGTCTGTGTTGAAGATTTTGTCAATCAGATCTTCACGGCTTCCACGAAGGGAAGCCTTCTGATATAGGTTTGCTGGTACTGGCATGATGAATGCTCCAATTTGCGGTTACAAGATTGCAACCAAGTCATTTAGTTTTGCCCGCCCTGATCTGAATTTCATTTCAGTCTCACGGCTACGGCGCTCTTGCGCGGGTTGTGCTTGTGTTTGTGTTTGTGGGATGCGTACTGCCTGCTGTGCTTTTTGCATAACTTTTGGCTTTTTAGCCATCAGTTCCCGATAGGCAACGGCATCAGCCATAACCTTAACCATGCGATGGTCGTAAACGGTTTCAAGCTCTTGGCTAGTGAAGCCATAGCTCTTGTTCACATCGGAATAAATCTTTGCAAGTTTTGGCTGATCAATACCAGCCTTAGACAACTCTTGCCAAGCCTGACGGCCTTGCTGTTGTCGTTGCATTGAAAGTTGCTGCTCTTGCATAGCTTGCGATTGCTGTCTTTCGGCCTCTATCTGCTGGTTTAGACCAGAAATAAACGCACTGATTTGACGCTGTCGCTGGCTTTCCGCAACCCATGCCGAAGGGTCGGATTGCGCTAGTTGCGCCATCTCTTCTTCGGTTCTGAGTCCAGCCATCTGCACCACTGCCGCCCGCGCTAGTTCGGCTTGTGCAAGGTATTGGCTGCGTACCTCTTCATGTTTCTTAGTCAGGAATTGAACCGCCTCATTCTCTCGCTCGGCTAGAGCTTGAGTTTTCCGCGTGTAGTCCTGTTGGCGCATCCAAGATGCCGCGATTTCTTCTGTAGTGGCCTCTACAGTTTGCTCGCTGCCATCATCGCCTTTTACCTTGAAGGTAACTTTATCAACGGTTGCAGGCTCTTCCTCTGATTCTTCTTCCGAAGTTTCAGACTCTTCTTCCTGTCCATTGTTTTGATCTTCTGCCGTGTCGGCTTCGCCGGTAGCATCAGACTCGTTTTGCGTTTCGCTTTCCTGCTCTTCGGATTCCGTTTCGGGAGTGTCCTCAAGAAAAGAAACGAGGTCGGCTAATCCACCTGATTCGGGTGCAGATTCTGCTTGTCCGTCCATGCGTCATCCTTTGGTCAAACACCCCCCCTATGGCACTGGAAGGGTCTGCGGCGCATCGCTGCGTACGCTAAATAGCTAAGTGCCTAGCCGAAAACTTTACGGCGAACTCTTTCCGCCCCGGACTCGTCTCTTTCGCGGTCTAAATCTATCCTGTGCTTTGCAAATTCGCCTGTCTTAATCATTCCGACAAGCAAACCCTCAAACTTCTCTGTCAGCTTCGCAAGTTGCAGCAAGAGCAATTGCCCCTCACGGTCGCGGATTGGGCAAGCCATCCATTCAACGTGAACATTCTTTTTCAGTGCCGTCATTGCCTGCTTAAATGCTTCATTTTCAAGCACTGCGCTAGCTTCACGGCCTCTTAAAACTTCAAGCGTGTCTGACATGGCTCTATTGTCATTTTTAGTAATGGCTGGCTAGAAGTAGCAACTCTTCATCTTCATCATCTTGCTTTCGCAATGCCTCAAAATAGATGCGCTCCAATCGCTCCCAATCCTGACTTGCAATAATGGCGGGGAAGTCAACGGGTACGGCATATTGAGCGGCAATCTCCCGAATCTGCGGGATGTCGTATTGCTCGAATCGCTCCTGTGGGAAAACAGCAATCTTTTTCAGTGCGCGTCTTCTGGCAGAAGATGATGTTTTTTGCTTTGCTTGCGCCTCTATAGTTTGTTCGAGCGCTATGTAGTTATCTGCATCTTGAACAGAATTGAAAATAAGCAGCTTCTTACCGCGCCTGATGTAAACACGTTTATTGAGAACAACCTCATTTGAGAGTGATGAATTACTTACAGATACAAGCGAAGCAATAGAATCATTTTCGTCAGTGACTTGTAATGCAGCAGATACGCCGGCATAAACTACGGACACTAACGAGGAGGCCGTGTCATTGCCGTCATTAACTACTAAATTGGTAGCAATTCGCGCAGATGCTGCGCCGGCTACGGTATCATTTTGATCAGTGATGCTTAGCGTGGCCGATGCGAGAGCAGCCGCTAAACCTGTTACAGAATCATTTTGATCTGTAATCGCAGAGCTTGCAGATACGCGAACAGACGCTAAGCCAGATGCGGCGTCATTCTGGTCTGTGACGTTAAGCGCCGCCGATATTCCAACTGTAGCCGCCGCTGTCAGCGCATCGTTAGAGTCTGTAAGGCTAAGTGATGCATTTATGCCGGATATACTTGAAACAGTGACGGAAGAAACAAGCGAATCGTTCGCATCTGTTGCGCTGAATGTGGCATTTATAGCCCCAGCTACAGACGCAGACTTGAAATAGAGATCAACAAGCAGCGCACCACGATTATTGTCAGCATCTGGGACGCTCCAACGCGGCGCACGATTGCCGCCTCTGCCGCCTCTGCCGCCTCTGCCGCCTCTG